CTAGGAATTACACTGTTGCCGATCCTATGTTGCGAAAGATGTTGGATTTGAGGCTCGATCAGGGGTTACTAGGTAATCGTGTGCCCTCTGCTTGGGTGGATTGTCTTAAAGATGAGAAGAGGTTGCTTGCAAAAGTGGCACTTGGTAAAACCCGTGTGTTTGCAATAGCTCCTGTTGATTATGTGATAACTATGAGACGTTTGTGTTTGGATTTTACTGCGGCGTTTTACGCGGCACGTGACTCAAGTTTTTCAGCAGTTGGAATTAATGTGGCTTCCTTGGAATGGAATGCAATGGTGAAATATCTTTTGGAAAATTCAGACGTTGGTTTTGCCGGAGATTTTGGATCATTTGATGGTAAGTTGTCGGCTGAATGCATGGATTGGGTTTGTTGGATTATTGAGCAAATGTATGATGAAGCCCCTGAAATGACAATGTTGCGGCGTGTTTTGTTTGATGAGCTCATTCATACAGTTCACATTGCAATTGATTGTGTTTATATTTGTTCAGGAGGTAATCCATCTGGTAATCCTTTGACTGTTGTTTTGAATACGATTGTTAATGAAATGTACTTGCGTTATGTGTGGTTGTGTTTGGCTCCTAAGGGTATGAACACTCTAGTTGGGTATCATCAGCACGTTCGCACTAAGGTTTATGGTGATGATAATTGGGTGAGCGTGACGCCAAGAGCTTTGAAGTTTTATAATCTCCAAACAGTTGGCAAATTTTTGGGGTTGTTGGGTTTTGAGTATTTGCCTCCAACTAAGGTTGTTACAGATATTAAATTTGACTCGTTGTTGGCCTGGGATTTTCTACAGCACCGTACATTCGTGGTGCCGGAAATTATTGCGAATGTTTATGTAGCGAGAGTAGAGATGGATGTAGTTGTAGAAATGTTATATTGGACGCATAAAGCGCTTTCGAAAATTGAGGCAGTGGCAGTAAATAGTAATACTGCTTTACGCTTTATGTTTTTCTATGGTGCGAGTGTGTATTTGGCTATGTTGGATGAGCTTCGTAGACTTTTTGTTAGTGTGGGATTAAAGTTGCCTAGTTTACTGACATGGCGCGAGCTTAAGACAGAGTTTCAGCAAAATGCAGGGTTGCTGGAATATGGCTGGGTTACAACTTTTGATGAGGGTAGTAATGATTTTGCAGGTGTCGCAGCCCAGGGCCTTCCGTTGATTCGTGCTCAAATGATGAAAGGGGAAATTGAGCCGGGTGTGGAGTCTGGTGCAGCGGTGGACCCAGAGATTTCAAATGATGTACATAATAAGTTGGGAATAGCATTGACTGAGCATGAGGCACCAGTTAGACAGGATGCAACGAGAGGCATGATATCTAAAGCGAGTGACCGAGCGCATAAGAATATGCAGGATAAAGATTGGACTTTGGCGGACATGGCTGTTCGTTTTAATTATGTGGTTACAGCAGCGTGGAATACTGGAATGACAGTTAATACGGTTGTTTATTCTGCGTTGGTTCCCACAACAATCTTGAATACTGCTACAATTCAAGTTCCCTTTAACAGATTTGTTTATTGGCGGGGTAACGTTAGGTTACGTTTTCAAATTAATGCGACTCGGTTTCATCAGGGGCGTTTAATAGCCTATTTTGTTCCATTGACCCCGTTAGCCACAGTGCAGACTTGGCATCAGTTGAATCAACCTGCGCAAACATCGGTGCAGCATGTTTTTCTGGATCCTTCTGTGAATACTATAGCGGAGTTGTTTATTCCATTTGTAAATTTTAAGAATTATATTCTGAATAATGTGGGTAATGTTGAGTTGAATGGACTTGGGGTTGTGCAACTGCAAGTATTCAATCCTCTACAGGTTGGTGGTACTGGTGGGACGGTGTCTGTAAATGTGGTTGTTATGGCGTCCTTAGAGGATAGTGAATTTAAGATTCCAGTGTCAATTCCTTATCCTCCTGGTGTGGATTTCCAACAAGGGATACATGATGAGCGTGAGGTTGCTGGTTTTGTGCGCTTGGCTCTTAGTGATAGAGAGGAGAAACCATTGCGGCAAGCACAAGCTGCAAGTTTTGTTCGAAGAGATCTTGTTGGGTTTGACTTTTCGTATAAGGATATGAATATATCTACTGATGGTTTTGCGCGTTCAGCTATCATTGGGGAACAGAAGCCATTGTGGCGGGCGCAGGGCAATTTAATATCTGTAACGAATAATAAGATGCAAAATTGTAGCCAGTCAGCTATGCCAATTGAAATGACG